GTGAAAGGCTATTTAGCTGCTTACACGAACGGTAATCCTTCTGAAATACCGACATTTGAGTCTCTAGGCAATGAGTCTCAAGTTTATTACGTGCCAGAGGATGGGTTGTAATATGTCACAAATACAGTACAAAAGAAAAGTTAAATTATTAATATCAACAGAATCGGGTGAAGGATTGGATTTGTCAAATCTTCGTATTGCATTTGACATTAAATTAACAGATTCCCAAACGCCAAATTCTGCGAGAATTAGAGTTTACAACCTATCTCAAAACCTTGCTTCTCGCGTACAGAAAGAATTTACGTATATTACTTTGCAGGCTGGCTATGAGTCCAACTTCGGAACTATTTTTTACGGAAATATTAAACAGGTTATTTATGGCTCAGAAAATAACATAGACACTTTTATCGATATTGCTGCTGGCGATGGTGACGGCGCTTACAACTATAGCGTAGTTAATAGGACTTTAGACGGCAATGTAAAGCAAGCCGATATTGTAGACGCTGCCTTATTGCCGATGTTTGACCGCGGAATTGAGCAGGGGTTTGTAGACAGCACAGGAGACACCGCCTTGCCTCGCGGGCGCGTTATGTACGGAATGTCTAGAGACTACTTGCAAGCAGCTGCGTATAACACAGACACCACATGGTCAATACAAAACGGAAAATATCAATCAGTCAAATTGACTGGTTACGTTCCCAATACCGCAGTTGTGCTTAATAGCAAAACAGGACTTGTCGGAACACCAAATCAGACAAACGACGGCATTATCGTTAAGTGCCTACTTAACCCAAATATTAAAATTGCATCCCAAGTGCAAATAAATCAATCCGATATTCAGTTACAACTTATCGATGACAGCTCAGAAGGCGGAGACAGCGGCGCATCTTCAACGCCGTCACCTATAGCATCTGATGGTTTTTATCGAGTTTTGATTGCTGAGTACACGGGCGATACACGCGGCAACGACTGGTACTGTGACTTGACATGTCTAAGCATGGACAAGACAAGCGCAGATAATTCGCAGGTGCAGAAAAATGGATAGAAGAGAGTGGTTAGGCGATAGTCAAGAAACGTTTAGAGCATCGTTCCGAGGAGAGCAAGCAAAGCTTTGGACGGCGCTACCTGCCACCGTTCTTGATGTTAATCTTGATAGACAGACAATTACGGCTCAGGGCGTAATCAATGGCGTTATTACAAATAAAGACGGTAGCAAAACACCGCTAGACCCGCCAGTTTTTATAAATGTACCTATCTGTTTTCCGCGCGGGGGTGGTTATGCGATCACATTTCCTCTACGGGCGGGCGACGAAGTTTTGATTATTTTCTCGTCTCGATGCATAGACGGATGGTGGCAATCTGGGGGCGTCCAAGTACCGCCAGATTTACGTATGCATGACTTATCAGATGGCTTTGCTATAGCCGGTCCGACGTCTATCCCGAACGCCTTATCGGGTGTATCAAGCAATTCTTTGCGAGTAATGAATGAAGAGGCTACAAAATATGTTGAAATTTCAGAAGATAAAATCACGGTTGAATCGGATGGTGACGTCGAAGTCTATGGTGAAAATGTACAAGTTAATGCGGTTGATACTGCTGCTGTATCTGCTGTCAATATTAATCTCACCGCTAGTGCATCAGTAAATATAACTGCGCCAGACATCTACTTAAACGGGACGGTGCACCCATGAAATACAGGAAGCAAGATGCAAATGGTGACATGGTATTTGGTAATGGCTTGCTTGACTTTTATATTGATAGTCCAGAAGCCGTGGGGCAATCCGTAGAAACCAGGTTAAAGCTTTGGCTCGGGGAGTGGTTTGTTAACGTTGAGGACGGAACACCGTATCAGACAAATGTGCTGGGAACAAATAAATCTAAGAGCGCTCCCATAGCGATAAGGGAACGAATATTTAAAACACCAGGCGTAACCGAAATAGTTTCCTTCGATTACAGCATAGATGCTAACGCCAGGTCAATAGCTATCAGGTCAACAATTAATACAATTTACGGACAAACAACAGTCGAGGTGAACAATGGGTTTTGAAACATTAATTTATGTTGATTCGACGGGACTGCATACGCCGGACTATCCGACTGTGCTTGAGTATTATAAAGACCAAACAAAACTGGTGTTTGGTGATGATATTAATCTCGATTCAGACGCGAAGGACGGGCAGTACATTTCTATTTTTGCGTTGGCGGCTTTCGATTTATGTCAGATATCCCAGGGAAACTACAATTCCTATTCTCCGCTTACCGCAATCGGTAAGGCATTATCTACTCAAGTTAAGATTAATGGTATTGCTAGAGAAATAGCAACCTATTCCCAAGTCGATGTTTATATCGTTGGTCAGGCTGGAACGGTAATCAGTAACGGTATTGTCGCGGATACATTAGATCAAAAGTGGAATTTACCCGATGTTGTCAATATCCCTTTGTCGGGCGATATCACGGTCACAGCAGTAGCGCAAAATGCAGGCAATATATCCGCTGACGCTAACACCGTCACGACTATTTTTACCCCGACACGCGGCTGGCAAACAGTCAATAATCCCACGGCATCAGTAGACGGCGCGCCCGTTGAATCTGATGCGGAGTTACGCATACGACAAACGGAATCAGTAGCTCAGCCTGCGCTAACTGTTTTTGAATCGACAATAGGTTTGGTCGCCTCACAAACTGGGGTGCTAAGGTATCGCGGATATGAAAATGACACTAACGTAACAGACAGCGACGGCATACCAGCACATACGATCTCTTTAGTCGTAGAGGGCGGTGACGATACGGCTATAGCTCAAGCAATCTGGGACAAGAAAACACCTGGAACGGGCACGTACGGAACGACTGAAGTTATTGTTTATGACCGATACGGCACACCAGATAATATTAAATTTTACAGACCAACAACCGTAACAATTGGCGTAAATATAGAGATTGAAGCGCTTATTGGGTATGTATCGACCACGGAAGATTTAATTAAGGCTGCTGTTGCTGATTATTTAAACGGCCTGAGGATAGGGGATGATGTCTACATATCACGATTATATACCCCAGCAAACCTAGGCAGCATACCACAGGGCGACACTTACGACATCACATCTTTAGAGATTAATAAAAATGGTGGGGCATTTGCAGCAGCAAATATAGACCTAACATTTATCGAAGCCGCTTTTTGTGACCCATTAACAGACATAACGGTGACAGTGGTATGAGTTATACAGTTGAGTATTATCAATCGCTAGTTACTAGCGAGCATCAAAATAGCCCAAAATACATGGCTTGGCTAGGGGCCATGATTGAGCCTTTAACTGTCATACAGAGCGTCATAGAAAATCTCATTAATGATTTTGATGTAGATACAGCAGTCGGAAAGCAGCTTGATATTGTCGGCCAATGGGTTGGCATATCCCGCATATTAAAAGAAGAGCTTATCGGAGTTTATTTTACATGGGATGCTGACGGGCTAGGTTGGGATAGCGGTGTATGGCAGTCACCAGATGACCCAGATTCTGGCTTAATAGTATTACCAGACGATATTTATCGAACTTTAATAAAAGCAAAAATAGTCCACAACCACTGGGACGGCTCTATAAATGGGCTCTATGACATATGGGATGTCGTTTTCGGAAACAATCCAGACGCGCCCGTTTTAATCATACAAGACAATCAAGACATGTCTATGGATTATATTTTTTCGGTGAATGTTTTGGGAATAGTGGAGCAAGAGCTTGCAATGACAGGCCAGTATTTTATAAAGCCTGAAGGGGTTTTGATTAGAGAAGTGTCCGTCGTCCCGTCGAGCGGACCTGCATTTTTTTGGGATGTTGACGATACAGCGGTTACGGCGGGATGGGATGTTGGGCAATGGGTAGAACTTATTAATTAATTTTTGGGGTTTAAAAATGGCAAATAATGATATTTTAAAATTTGGCGATGATGCAAGCAATATATTGGGTCAGTCCGCATATGCGGCCGACACGGACAGAACAGAAGGCGTTTCAGGCAAAGCTAGGTCTAACCTACAAAACAA